TTCTGTATCCTTCTAATAAAAGCATAGTAGATAATTTGAGTAAAATATGCAAATGGGTTAGATGATTTTTCTGAATTAAAATTCTTTATATATTGAACACAATTTTCAATACCATCTGAAATCATATCATCCTTAAAAGCATAATTTATAAAATTAGGTCTAAAAGAAAGTCGTTGTGCTATCTTCATAAAACATTCACCAAGATATTCCGAAATCATTGGTGGAAGTTCATCTCTGGATTTAGCCTCATCAAATCCACGTTTATATATTATCATTTCTTTCAAAAACTTTTCGTTATCTATGTAATGTATTGATTTTGGTTTTGCCAATCTGCCCTCCTATAAGTTGTCATTTCATATATTATAACATAATATCTAAGTGTTGTCAACCACTTGACAAAGCTCTTGACAGGTGATATAATACTAGTGTAGGGGTTAAATGATTTATTATTTATTAAGTCTTCAATTGTACGAAATATTCAGCTACAGTAAATTGTTCTTCCTTATATATTTTTTTCCTTTCCTCAAAATGGTCTAATGTATAGTTATGATTACTACCATAAGACAGATCATCAGCAATATCATACAATGTAGCTATATCTTTCTTTTTAGATTTCCGTAATCCTCGGCCTATTGACTGTAGATTTCTGATACGACTCTTAGAAGGACTAGCGAAAACGATGTTATGAAGATTCCTAATATCGACGCCAACACTAAATACACCGTAGCTAGCAACGATAATTGCATTTCGTTCTGATTCAACGATATGTCTAATTTGTTCTCTTGTATCTGCATCCGTTCCTCCATGAACGAAAAATATTGTTCTACCATTTGATTCCTCCTTTATCATATCGTAAAGTATCTTTCCATGTTTTTCAACAAAACGAAATAAAAGAAGTGTATTAGTTTTTAAATCTAGAACTAAGTTTTTTATAAATGTATTTCTTGCTTCAGAATTTATCAAATAATCCAATTCTTCTTGATAACTTATTTTCCTAAGATCATGACATATCGAATCTGGATGTCTTAGTAAAATTGCTTTGATAGTAAAGGGTGATAGATGCTTACTGTCTATAAGTTTTTTTGTTGAGGTGACCTTGAAGACCTTACCAAATAACCCCTCTAAGACCAATTTATGAGTTAATGTTCCATCTAATGTTCCAGTTGTTCCTATACGATATTTTGCATTAATGCACTTGGTCATTATAGATATGAGAGATTTTGACTTAAAACCATGAGCCTCATCTCCAATCACAAGTTCATATTGTTCAAAGTATTTTTGTTGCATCTTATAAATTGACTGCCATGTTGATATTATGATAGGCAATTCAGAACCTTTATCTCTTCCAGCAAAAACCGTATGACAATTGTTTGCTACATCAAATCCATATTTTCTAAAATCATCATACATTTGAGAAACAAGAGATATAGTAGGAACTAAAATAAGAGTTTTTAAATTCAAATACCTTATTAATATATAGATAATCAAAGATTTACCAGAAGCTGTTGGTGAAAGTAAAAGTGCTTTGTGGTGAGTCAAGGCATGATTGACAGCAACCATTTGGTAATCTCTAGGGGTCACTGGTAACTTTAATGAATCAATAAATTCTGATTTGATATCACATTTTGTGACTTCAAAGTCAGATTGAAATTTTACCTTGTAATCTCTAGTATAAAGAAATTTACAAAGATGTTCAAATAATCCCCCATAAAGAAGACGGCTATGAACATTAAAAAGTCTTATCTTTCCATCCCAAATTCTATTACGATATGCTGGCATAAATGTGTAGCCAGGCACCATAAAAGTAAAATGGTCACAGATTTCCTGAGCAGTTGAAGCTTCAGAATCTATCTGGATATAGACTTCATTTTTTTTAGATATATTAATTATTTCCATGAGAAAATTTCAACCAATCCAAAGCATTCTTAATCTGGAACCCCCGATTGTTTATCATCCTAATAACAGAGTCTAGATAGTTTATCTTTTCCTGTAGGACTACTAATTGTTGTTTCAATTTGATTACATCATCATCTGATTCAATATATTTAGCTATTTCATTCTTGAGAAGTCTTCCCAAATATTGTTCCCAGCCATGTCGTTCAAGTTCTTCTTGAGACATTTTACCAGAATAATACTCAGTCTTAGTCCGAACCATTTTAGATAGTTCAAACTCAACTCCTTTTAGTCTGATTCGTTCATCAGTAAAAATTTTAAGATATTTGTCGTGAATTTGTGGAATACGGATGGATTCTGTACCCAGTTCTGTATAATCAATTTCACTATCTCTATGCCAAAGTTCTTGAATATCTTCAAGTTTCAAATCACCTCCTTAAATAATAATTAAACTGGTTTTCCTTCATATGATACATCATTGTTGAGTAGGTTTTCAACTGTATAAACATCATAACGAAAAGAAACATCTGCAGTAACATAATCTATATCTGTTCCACCACTATCAAATGCAATTGAAGAAAGGCTTAATGGGAAACATTCTCTAAATCGAAAATTTATCTGTGGATTCATATTACTGGTCAATACAGTTAAAGTTGCGTCAGTAGTCAATTCTGAATCTTCTGATAATTTTTTATATTTTGCTTGACCTTCTTCAGTTGGAAATCCAAGTCCGATAATCCAATCATAAATTGATAACCAATTTTTCATATTTTCATCTACTATGAATTTTATTGATAACTCTTCAAAAGTAACTTCATCCCCAGCAATGTCTATGGCTTTTAATGGTGTAGGAACACTAATAGAACTTATAGAAATCCCAGGCAAAGAAGCAGACTGACAGAAATAGTTTACTGCTGGAAAATTGTTAAGTTGAAATTTAAACCCAATAGGACTTAAAAAACTAGTATTGATTGGTTGATCTTGTAATGCAGACATAAATGGAATATCCTTTCTGTAATATTTAGTTAGGACAAAAAAAAAGGGTGACTACAATTAAGTAATCACCCTTCTCACGTTCTTTAGGGGTAATAACTCCTAAAAACTTAACTTACATCAAATTATCAACTCTGACAATTCTGTAGTAGTAGTTAGCGTTGGCAGTCAAAGCTCCGGTGCCAGCACTGTTTCCAAATGGATTGGTTACGAGTCCGTAACGTGTCTTGAAACCAATTTTTGGTTGAAAGGAACTTTCACCAACCGCACGAACCATTTGCAATGGAACATAAGGACAGTAAAAGAGACCTGCATCATAAGCAGATGAACCTTTGTAACCTACACAGACAAAGTTAGTTGCTGATGCACTGAAATATGGATCAACATAAACTTTATAACGGCCGTTGAGTGTTCCAACGAATGTGTTACCTGTGTCATCAATTCCTGCTGCGTCCATCATTCCACCCATGGCTAGAGCAGAAGCAACGTCTGAAGAACAGATGATGAGGTTACCTTTTCCGCGACGTGTTGATTTTGCAATTGCATTTGCATCACGTTCTACTTGGAACATCAAACCTTTGAATTTCTCAACAGACCAACGTCCATTAGAGTCAACATCAAGGTCAAATACACCAGCTGTTGATGTATTGTGTTGTGCTCCGTGTTCCGCACTAAAATAAATGGTACGAATAACTTCACGGTTAATCTCTGCCAAAATCTCTTGTGAGAGAATGTTAGCAAGTTCTGTTTCAGCATCCAAACCGTGAACGGCTTTAAGATCCTGTGCCAATTCCATCGAGTACTCACCTTTGAGTGCACGTGTTTTAGCTGTAACTGAAACACGGTCAATGGAGAATGACATTTGTTGGAAATCTTCAGCAGCTGTACCTGCACTTCCAGTAAGACCGAAAGTTTCAGCAGTTGCCGTTGAGTTACCTGTTCCCAATATTGCGGAATATGTTCCACCCTGAGCTGCTGCTTGTGCAGCTGCTCCGGAGCTGACCATATCATCTCCAGCATCACCAGAATGTGTGGATTCTGGTTCTGAGTACATGGCTTCAGCACCACCTTGTGAATCATATCTTGGACGCATTGCGAAAATAAGTCCTGTAGGCCCAGTCATTGGTTGAACACCACAAACGTCATAAGCAACTAAATTAGGCATTGCTCTACGAATCATGGAAATCAAAACTGGGTCTTGATATTGTACTCCACCAGACGAACTTGCTGTAGGAGCAAGACTGGTTAAAGATGTTGCTGCCTCCATCAAGGAACCGCGGCCTTCCATATTTGCCTGTTCCGCCATGGCTTTTTCTTGATTTTCCAAAAGAACGGCGGTAACCGCTCTTATGTATGGGTCTTTAATCTTGGGCATATCTTCATGATCCAAGACCGGCGCCCACTTTTTTTGTAGATCTTCAGCTAGATACATTTTTTTTAATCTCCTAAAAATGTTATTTGTTAAAACGAGTTAATGAGGAAACATATCTACTCATAACTGGATCAGTACTTGATTCTGAACTATCTTGTTCTTCTTCAGTATTTTCCAATTCTTCTGTAATTGTTTCCGACTGTTGTTTAGGGAAATAATTTTCCTTAATTACTTCAAGTTTCTCAGAATATTGAGACTTGTCTTCAAAATCTATGCCATCAGCCAATTTACCTAGTTTTTCTTTTTCGGTATCGGCGAGGTCTTCTGAAACTTCTCTCAAGGTTTCAGCCTTTTTATACTCAGCAAGTTCCTTTTTGATATCTACACTTGTGTTAATAGACTCATCAAGTTTTTGCTCTAGTTCCTCAACTTTCTCAAATAGATCGTCAACAAGGTCAACTTTCTCTTCTGGAATGTCAATGTAATGCTCTGTAAAGAGGTTTTTAAGTCCTGTCATAAAGTCTTCAACCAATTCTGATCGAATTCCCTTTTCAACAGCTAACTCATTCTCTTTCATCCACTCTTCAGTAACATAGTTGAGATAACCATCAACTTTTTCTGTAATTGTGGACAAATGTTCTTCTTTTGCGTCAGTAATTTCTTTTTTGTAACTTGTTTCTAATTCCTCAATCCTTTGATTGACTTCAGAAAGTACTTTAGCTGAAACTGCTGCTTCAAATATTGTGGAAGCTTTAGTTTTAAAATCGTCAGAGAGGTCTTCACCATTTGTAATGGCTTCAATATCTTCTTTGATATCAATTTCTAGATCCTCTTTTTTGAGTTTCTTAGACTCCACTGGTTTTTCTTCTTCTTCCTCTTCTTCACCTTCTTCATGTTCATCTTCTGTAAGAGTAGAACCCATGATTTTTGAGAAAGAATCGGAAAGGTCAGACTTCTTCATGGCACTAAGTTGGTCATAAAGAGCTTTAATCATTCCGGCTTTGGTTTTAGGAACAGAAACAGCCTCTTCGACTTCTTCTTCTCCCTCTTCCTCTTCATCTTCTTCTTTAACTTTAGTCTTAGCTTCATCTAAGATCTCTTCGCCCGAAGACTCCGCAACAGCTTGTTGCTCTTCTTCCAGTTCTTCAGCCGTTTGTTCCAAAATTTCTTCAGACATTGAAAATCTCCTATTTGTTATCTGTGTATGTGTTATACTAATATTATTTATAATAACTTATATTTACAACTTGGCAATAAAATCTTTAAAAGCTTCAACAAGTACGTTTTCACGGTCTTTTCTCGAAGATTTTTCAATTTTATCTTTATATTCTTGGATCTGTGTCTCTTTAAGCAGACCATTATCCCAAACCCACTCTTTACCTTCCATAATACCATGAACAAATGCGTCTGGTGCAGAAGGATCAGCAACTATATCAGCGGCTGTTGCAAGGTAGAAATCATCCTGTACTTCTGAAATACCATTTCTTCCTGGCTTTAAAGAACCCATACCTCTTGATGAAACTCCCAATTGAGCACCTTCATCAATAAGATTCTTTACGATCTTTCCGTATGGTGTATCTAAAATCTTAGCTCTTCCCATGAAATTTTGACCCACTTCTTCCAATTCTTCTATCATGTGGGAAACTCTTTCCAAATTGACCGTTGGCCCGTCTGGATGTCCCAATTCACCAAAAGCTCTTTTCTTCTTGATAAACTCTGTAGTATATCGTTTTGCTTCTTTTTGAAGAATTTCTGTTGGATATACTCTTCCATTTCGATTCTTCTTATTTGCTTGCATGAAGATACCTTCAATGAAGTATTTCTTATCACCACTCTTAGTAGTTTCTGTAAGAAATTCTACATTTATTGCTTCTTCGCTAATTAGTTTCATGGTTCTCTCCGTTGTTATTTTTCTTTTGCACTGGCCTGACGCATCTTAAAGGCATCTTTCATTTTCTTTTTAATTATAGGTTTTAATCTTTTTTTCCACTTACCACCCATTTTTTGTACTTTAAGATCAGCCTTCTTCTCTATAGCAGTTTTTACTCCAATTGAAGCTTCAGGATCTTTATATTTTCCTGCCTTATCTACTAATGTAATTGCTTTCTGTCTTACTGCCTTATTTACTGCCTTATCAATTTTATCCTGAGAAGGTGGTTTTTTCATAGACCTTGCTCTTTTTATGGCAGTAATTTTTGATTTCTTTTTGGAAATAATTGACCTCTTCCTTCTTTGTTGAAGAGTCAAAGCTTCCATAAAATCTTTAAAATCCTTCATACAATTCTCTTTTTAATTCTTTCTCCGCCAAGAGTTTTACCTTGAGCTGCCATTT